CTCTGCGAGGTCCTTGGCGTAGGACTGCTCACCGAGCTCAAAACGGTACCGAAGTCCAACCTCATCGACTGAGAGCTCAAGTCCCTTACCCACACGGGCAAGAGGCATGTTCCAGTCATGGTTGAACAAAGCAACAGTGTTGCTCATATCAGCACCTTCGAATGCACCACGAGCTACGCGCTCAGCGAACTGGCCGCCAATCACCGTCTCATCATCAAACCTTGCAGCATACCCCTCGATGACAGTGTTGTCATTCTCAGAGCGTACCTCAAAGTCTGAATCCAAGAACCTTTTCTCTTGGTTATTCATATGTTTGGGTTTATGATTTCAATTACAAGTTCTTCCAGTTGACAGAGGCTATTGCCGCTGAACCGCTAGAAGCGTGGTAGCCAACACCCCCTTGGAGGATTTGCTTACCATATCTCCATGCCCCTGCACCAGTTGTCTCGTTAGCTCGCGCCGAGGCGTTAGCGTTAGCAGCGACCAACGCGGTAGCCATTGCAGACAATGTAGCTTCAGGGAAGCTTGGAAGTTGCCCTTTAATTAGAGCCTTGAACTCAGCAGCAGTAGCGTTGTTGGTGTCGTCGTGAGTGAAGTAGTAAGACTTCATATCTCGTGGAGCATCCTTAACGCCTACAGCAGTGACTTCGTGTGCCGCACGCACATTGCGTAGGGCGAATACGTACTTTGCCATTATTCTTCAGTTTTTGATTGATTATTAATTCCTTCAGTTTCTTCGTTATCGCTTCCTCCCTCACCATTAGTAGGCTCAGGCTTAGAAACCACAGACTCAGAATACTCACCCATCTTAGATAATGGGATTTGATTGAGTTGAACATGATGTTCAGCACCTCCATCAACAGGTCCGAGACCTTCTTTGGCTCGCACTTCGTTGATTGACAACACCCCGTCAGACAGGGCTTGGTGGTAGTAAGCTGCTCGGCTGGCAGAGTCCGCTCGTAAGAGGGAGTCAACATCGAACCTTGCGCATAAGTACTCATCACCTCGTAGGAGCTTCCTTTCGACTTCAAGCTCGATACGCTTGACCCACGGCAGGATTGTTCCTTGGAAGAACTGCAACACTTGTTGTTCATAGTTTGAATAAGCTGTGTTCCCCTCCATGCCAATCATTGCTGGTGGCACTTGGTAGAAGCGTGCAATCTCCTGTGTGGAGTACTGCTTGCTCTCAAGGAACTGAAGTTGGTCTAGAGGGACAGATAAGGCTTGGTAGTTAAAGCCGCCTCCTAGAATCGCTACCTTGTGTGCATTGCCGCTACCCATGTACTCCTGTGACCATCTATCGGACGCTTGCTGCATCTGTTCGAGTGTCAAAGGTTCTTTGGTAGTAAGTATACCTCCGAGCATCCCGCCATTCTCAAAGAATGTCGCCCCGAAGTTCTGTACAGACTTTGCAGTCTTCAGATTCTGGAGCTGGATTTTCGTTGGGTTCTCACCGCGAAACGCCTTAATCTCAATCATTCGTTCAGCAGGTACTGGGGTTGGTGAACCATTGTACTTGAAGAACTTATGACCAGTCTTCTTATCAATATGATGCTCGACTTCCGTTGCTGGAATCCAATACATCTCCTTGCTGTCTGGAGTGACCAACGCGTGGCCAACACCGTACAACAGCGCATCGCTTACAATCATCTGCCAGAACTCATACGCACCCATGTGGGGGTTAGGTTCTACAGCTAAGAGGCGCGAAGCGGGGTGCTGAAAAAGTGGTTCTCTTGAACCATCTTTTTCTTTGCTCTCAACGACGATGTCCATCGACGCGATTGTGTCAGCTATCTTGCTGACGCATGCGTAGACGGCAGCGAGCTGGAGGCTATCTGTACCAACGGTCACGTTAGTCTGTGAGCGGATTGCGCCGAGCCAACCGTTAGCCGCACTAGTGAAGGTGGGGACTGGGTTTGTTGAGCGAGATTCGCTACGACTAAAGAGCCGTTGAAATATGTTTTGCTTTTCCTGTGACATGTATATAAAGTACTAAAAAGCATGGGGTAGGGCAACTTTTACCCTCCCAATACTTGCATGAAAAATTCGAAGTCTGGAGTGTCGTCTTCTTCGAAGGTGAGCATCTCACCAACAGCCATGATTCCACTTACAACTCCGTCGATTTTGTCCCCTGATTTGGCTTTATCAACCTTGATATTACCAGAGGGGTCTGGCTTGATTACCACGTTAGACATCATCCACCTAAGCACCTCATCGCCGCCATGCCAGAGCTTGCCTTCTAGAGCTAGCTTCTCCCATGCTTTACTAGGGAATGACATAGATGCATATCCTTGACCGAATGGGTCGCAGAGTACACCGTCGCC